TCACTGGCTTCTTATAATATAAATAAAATAGAGGAAAGCATATTAGCAACTTCAAATATAAAGTACGAAAATTTAAATAGAATTTATGTATTTGGCTATCCAGATAGGGGATATATAGCAAATAAAATAATAAGAAAATATAAATTTTTAGATGCTATGCTTACCCCAAACTTATACTCTTGGCAAGCAACGTTCTACGCAAAATCAAAGGGTTATGACATATACATAGGAAAGTATAATGGAGATGAAATTAGCTGCGTAAACAAAATATACTCTAATAACAAATACTCAATGCATGATATTGGAGGAAACTTAATATTAAATTTTAAAAATATTGATTGCCGATAAATTTATTAACCAGTTACTGTCTCTGAGTTGGACTTTTAGTGTAAAAGTCCAACTGCATCAATTTTAAGGTTGCCAATATAAACTTTCAGGATTTATCCTAAACCTCAACAATGGGTATTGAAAACCATTTTTCATTATTCTGCCTTATGTATTTCCTTGGGGTTCCTGAGTTTCTATTCACCTCAAAAATCTTTCCTGTTTCTACTGCTTTTACTGACACAAAAATAGCTCCAGAGTCAGGGGAGTCGGTTAGCGCTGCGTTCTGCGAGGAGTCAAAATAAAAGTCACCTGATATTGATATGTTCCCGATTGCCCCGTTAACATCAGATGATGTCATAGCTATGGGATTACCTGCGCTCAATAACTTCCAAGCACTAACCGGATTGCTGAAATAAGTATTGTATTCACAATGAGCAAACCAACTGTTATTCATGAAAATAAAATTACACTTTGTATTGTCTTGCCCTTTAATTGCTATAAGCAACCCAGATTGACTTTTACCTTTCATAATCTCTGGAGTTGGCAATGATTGATTTCGGTTAGCATAAACATCAATAACTAGCAGAGTATTTAATGGAATGTTAAACCCAATATCTTTTAGTGTCGCACTATCATCCAATCCAATTTGAGAGAGCTTGTTATAGGTAGTAATGCTTGTTTTTGTATCAATCTGAGCAAACTTTTTAAGAACTAGCCACTTAAAGAGTGTAAAAGGATAATCCTCTGCATCAAAAATCTCGCCAGATATAAATAATTCTTTGCTCATAGTGATAGCTCCACATAAAAAAGTTTATGGTCAGAAAGTTTATAGGGGGTTTCTTGGATTCCTGCTGTTAGTTTTGAAGAAAACCCTTTATATAAAATATCATCAATAAACCATACCCCGTCCCGATTGTTTGTGTTGTATTGATTGTTGTTTGATCTGATAAATCCAGCTGCAATAAAAGGCGCAAAGAAAACGGCATCATCACGGTTAAAATCCCCCACCACAACAATATGAGAGTTAACATCTGACTGAACAGCTCGGATTAGTTCATCACGCATTGATTCAGCAAGTGACCAATCTAAGCTGAGGTGAGTATTATAGATGGAGATATTAATTCCATTTTTTTCAATGACTATTCTTGTGTAAGCTCTATGTCCATTATCTATATTGTTCGGCTCAACCGAGTAAACGACATTTTGTTTTTCTTTGTAAGGGTATCGACTTACTGAAATGTTTCCATAAAACCATTCTCGACCAATATAGTTAGCGCATCCAAAAAAGGCGTCTTTGAACGGCTTGATAATGAAATCACTTGCTGGATTTTGCGGGAAGCTATAACACTCCTGCATTCCGCAAAAATCACAACCTGATTTTATCAATTCATAATAAAGATCCATGAGTCTAAACTTTGAAGTGTAATCACCACCATAATATTGGTTAACACTGCCATCAACCCAAGTGTTAAAAGTTGCAATCTTGAGAGTGTTGTTTAATGTTTCTTTATTTGATAAATAAAATGGAGTTGGTAGGTAGTGAGAATCTACCTCATCCTTTATCACTGATCTTAAGTCATCTACCGTGTGCTCATCTCCAAACCCAATATATTTACCCCCATCTGGTCGACTAAGATCCCACCTTAAACTGGCGTCTCCAACACTAATCCATTTACCGATACCAACACCGCCAGAACTATCAGGAGTTGAATCAACAGGAACAGATTTTGGCAACGCTCCATCCCAACGGTAATATTCTCTCGTTGTTTCATCACGCAAAACTTGATTTGGCAGTGTTATTTCTGCACCTTTTTGGAATGAGTCTAATGTGATATAGCCGAATTGAGATATTGCTTGCTGAGCAACCCAGCGTAACCCTTCGATTGTAAAATGCTCTTGCCCGAATCTATCTATATATTTGTTTTTCATTGACGTAACGAACTCGTCAACTTTGCCTGAGTTATATTTCAGGTCGCGCGGTGCTTCACTTGGAACTGGATTTTGTGTTGGAATTGTAGACATAATCTTTCCCAATAAAAAAGCCAGCACTTAGGCTGGCTATGATTGAAATGAATTTAATTAAACGTTGTAATCTTTCTTTGCAGAAAAATACTCACTTGCTGTAATACTGAAAGTTCCGTCTGCATTAGGCTTTTTGTCGCTTACAATCCATCTCATTGAGTCCATTTCAACGATATTGGATATAACGTAACGTGACGGGGATTGAACATTCATGCCGTCATAGATATTTAGTTGGATGTCAGGTATGTCAGCGATAAATCCATAAGCGGTATCGCTTCTTGGTGTAGCCTTAAACCTTTCCGTCGTATTACCTAGGTGATCAGTGATACAAACAAACATCTCACCATCAAAGGCAACTTTTTCATTTGTTGAAAATTGATTTCCTATCCTCTCAACTATATAACCCGCCTGTTGATTCTTATCGTATGTGTCAGCAACAATAATTAAGTCGCCCGGATAAACATAATCACCATCTGCGAGAGTTTGCACACTGATACTCATGCGCTGATGTATTAACCTATCCATTTCCAACAGCGCTCTATCTATCGCTTGATATTCATTGCGACAACCATGAATGGTTATTTTGTTAGGATTTTTAGCTGATTTGTTAACTATTTTGTTATCTTCAATACGGTATTTAAGGTAGGTTTTTTTGTTGGTTTTAGGGTTTACATATTCAATTTCAACACCATCATTACCGCTCGGCATTGTCATATCATAAGAAAGTGAAAATCCATTGCCTGTTGTGTTAGCCCTATTAAAAGTGCCAGATGGATATTGCTTTTCCTCTTCACGAGTAAAGGTAAGAACTCCGTTATCCCAGAAAGAAATGACACGAGCAACATTGCATATCGTTTCTATACGCTGACCCAGCGACACATCCTCATCATCAAACGTGTAATCAAAATATCCTAAGCGCTTATCTGGAAGTGATTCATAGATTGAATACAAACCATATAAATCTATGGTGCTTTCTGGCTGTCCTGCGGTAACTAGCCAAGTGTGAGCGACCGCATCAGCAAATGATCGTGATGGTCTTAATGTATAATCAACGCTACGGCTATTCATGTCGTAACTAATAACATGACGTGTGGCTAGTGCGTTATATTTACGCTCCCTTGCTCCTGTTGGTGCTTCTGTTGCCCTCACTGTTACTTTAACAAGAGTATCTTCTTCATGTACTTCGTTAATCCTCTCTCTAACAATAAAGACCTCCTCTAGCTTAAGAATACTGTGATCATTACTGTTTTCTAATCGAGTTAATTGAAGCGCATACCTTCCATATCCAGCCAACGGCTTGAACTTTTCCGTTAGATAGTATGTTTTTGTCTTTGGTGCGGATGGAAATCCTCTATCAAACGCCTCCCTTGTTCCTGATATCTCATTGTTATTATCATCAATCTTCCAGAATTCAATTCTTGCGCTAGCCCAATCACCATCACCAAGCTGTGCGTTTAAATGCACCCATAATTCACCACCATCAAGCGGTGAAAAGAAAGGCCCTACTGTCAGGAATTGGTTGTCATAGAGAATAAACTTTGATGTGTTGACTATTGCATTAGGCGGTAGAGTTGCCAAATCACCACCGGTTAAATTAGTGAAAAAGAATTCATAGTAATATTTTGGTGAAATAATAGCGCCATCATCACTTTCTTTCGCATCAGATAGATAAGCATCAACCTTAATATCCTTTGTAACCGAACCCTGCGGAGTATCATAAGTCACATTAACAACAAGGCTTACTGATCGAGGCTTTACGATATCCATAAAATATCGAAAATCATCTTGTTTCTCTATCTTTATAGCCACCTCACCACCTTTAATTTCACCAGAAATAACATTATTAGCAGTAGCTTGATATTGTGGTATTTCGTCACTTTCATTCGGACCCGGTATTTCTTGCCCGTCAACATCAGGGAACTCAAAACCCTCGAATATCTGTGGAATTACTTCACCAGGTTGGAATATCTGATAACTGGCACCATCAAGGGCAATTAGTTCAGACTCTGAATATTTCACATTCTCAATCGTGTAGTAACCGATGCCGAAGTTCATCCACTCGGTAACCATCTTTTTATTGTCGATGTATTCAAACATTGATTGCTGAATGAGATCGGGAAAAGCTCTAACTTGTCCGTGAATTTCAGGTCTAGCCTGATATGTTCTCGCTATATTGGTTTGACCAGTTAATCGGTTGTTGGGGCTTTCCTTTGCATTCACATCAGCGGCACTAAACGATGGTGCTTTGGGAGCTAAGAATGAAAATATCTTGGAAACAAACTTAAATACTGGATTAAGAATGTCGCCAATAATCCCTTTCGGTTGGTCAAATATTTGAATGTAATGAAATTCACTAATAATAAAGTCAAGGCGATCATCGTCGTTAAGCTTTACGCCGTTAACATAGATATCAACGTCATGATGAAAGTTTTGCCCATTTAACCAATCAAAAAAAAGAGAGCCGGCTTTTATCTCGACTCTCTCTTTCGGCACTCCAGCGACACGCTGAATTTCAATTATTGGCATATTTCATAAACTCCAACTTAGTGAACTTCCTCTCGAGCACAATCAACCTATCCATTCTCACAGAACCGTTTTCACCTCGACTATGTAATGCGTTACCATCGATAATCAAGCCAATGTGAGCGGGTTTTGAGCCTATATAGCCTATAAATATTCCGTTATTTTCTGGTTTGTTTACTCTCTCCCAAAACTCAACTTCATTTTTATAGCAAGTCACAAAATTAGTTTCAGACTCATAGCCTGCGTCATGGTGGATCTCAATACCTAGAACGTGTCGATAATAAAGAACGACGAGCCCCCAACAGTCCATAGCATCAAATGTGCAAGACCTATTTTCCCATGGTTTACCGATTACCTTATTGATGAAATCTTGAGTTGTCATACAGCCTCCAAGCCCGGCCATTCTTGCGGTTCATAAATGCGTCCAATGTTTTTATTCAATGGGTTACTCATAGATAGCGTGACAGTGACACTTTCATGATCCATCGACACATCTTTCACAAATAATTTCCATCGAGTAATTGCTGTTCCTTTGTCTTTCTCATCAAATAAGCGATAGGTAGCCTCTATGGGTGTCATCCTATTGAATGATTTCCATAGTTTAAGTTTCTGCTTGAAGTCTTGTGCGACACGGCTGAATTTAACACTGGCGTCAATGATGGGCGTTCTGCTTTGCTGGCTGTCCGATAGTTCGAAATTACACGGCTGATATTCAACCCCACCTAGAACCTTTGGGAACACCTGATAAGACACGAGATAAATATCGCCAAATGATGGGTGACTAAATTGCAGTGTCTCATAAAGTATTCTATTTGGCCTTTGTGCCCGATACTCTCTTAGTGTAGGCATTACAACTCCTTATACTTTGGTAGAGTCTCAGTGACGATAATATCAAGCCAACTTCCAAATGATGGCGGAAACTCAACGATAATATCGTCGAATTCATCATCTGAATTATAAAGTTTCTTACTAATGACTTGACCAGTCCATGTTACAGAAGATCCATTAATACTGGTTTGCACTGGATAGGAAACAAAATGTAATTCCTGCTCCTGCAGTCCACTACCACCAAGATTAATTTTCATCCTGAACCAGCGATTGCAATTATCAAGATAGTTGGGACTTCGTAACCACTGCGCAAATGCACGCTCTTGTTGAAGTGTAAATATCCAATTCACACTCCATACAGTTTTTAAATCATCAGTTAACTTCTGAAATATAGGTGCGCCTACCTGTGGTTGATCTGTCAAGAAGCCAGTATCTAGCGTCATGCTTTTATCGGCTTTCTGCGCTAGAGGAAGCCAGTCAGGGTAATCAATAACCATATATCAACCTCTTGCTCTCGCTGTTGCCGATGTGTTTCTTGTGATGGATTGAAGCATAGGGCCTTTGTTATCCATATCCATAATGAACGCCTGAATAGTTAGCGTATTTCCATCTTGTGATGTCTGTGCGTCAAACTTGTGTCCACCAGATGAATAGTCATTAAATACAACATTCACATTCATACCACCACTCTGCATATCTTTATTGGAAATAACCTTTCCATTGTCACCGGGGATCATGTATTGACGACCGTTGTTAGCCTTGAATATCTCAGGCTTACCACCTTCACCCACTCGATACATTGAGCCAGCATTTACGGGCCCGCCATTTTTACGAGCGCCAGCAAGCGCAATCATAGCGGGAATAGCTGTTGCCATTGCAGCCATACCCCATGTGGCGGCAGAGCCCATAGTGGCAATACTGGTTGTCGCTGCTGCCGGAGCCATAGCATTTGTAATTGCTGCGCCAGTGGTTGTAGCCTCCGCTATAGCTTGTGCATTGGAAGCCTTACGCATGGCACTTTCAGTAACCATATTCTTAACCTGTTGCATACCCATTTGAACCAGAGCGCCAACAGCTTGGTCTACGATAGTTAATGCGACATTGCGGAAGGCATCGTTAAGAGATTGAGTACCTGTTAATAGCCCTGTAATCACGTTAGCGGAACGTTGTCCTAATGCATCCAATCCATCAGCTAAGAATTGATTAGCTTGACTTTGATTGCGCCATATCTCCCATTGAGCATTCATGCGGTCTTGCTCATATTGAGTATTAGCGGCATTCATTAACTCTAAACTTTGCTGTTGAGTTAAAACCTTTTGGTTTTCGTACTCTTTTATAAGCGCAAGTTTACGCTCGTGTTCATTTTTGAGTTGCTGAACAGGGTCTACTTGTGCCTTTAAATTATCTTGCGGTGATACAGCGTTATTAGCCTTTATTTCGGCTATTTTTTGCTGATATTCCGCCTCAATTTCAGCTTTACGCCTTGCTGCCTGTTCAGTGAGAGATACATCATCTTTTGTTATCCGCTCTAAGTCTGCCAACTGCTTATCGTGAGACTCTTTAGCCTTAGCAACCAAATCAAGCTCAAGCGCGGCTTTCTTATCTGCTAGATTACGCTCAATGTTGTATTTTTCTTCTGCGAGTTGCTCCGCTTTTTCAATCTGTTTAGGAGATGCTTTGTCACCCAATGCTTTAACAGCATCATACTTAGCCATTTCAAGAGAACCATCTTTATAACCTTTGTTTAAAAGCTCAATTTCTTCTCTCTGGCGTTTTAATGCTTCGTATGCAGCATCTGTGGCTTTGGTTGATTCCTTGGTTGTTTTGTTACGTTCAGCAGCGGCATCTTGAGCCTCTTGAGCAGCTATAGCATACTGAGTTAATGATGCTATCTCTTGCTCTGACAATCCATTATCTTCTGCGTAAAACTCAACTTGTAGCTTTCTTTTGTCAATCTCACTTTTTGCGTTAGCTAATTTAGCTTCTCTCTCTAGAGATTTTCTCAAGTCAAGTCCTTTGTCTGACCACTCCATTATTAGGCTTTGTGCATTAAATTCTTTCTTTTGTCTGGTTGCTCGCTCGATAGAGAAACCATAAGCATTCCAAGCATCTTTAGCGTTTGGTAATATGGATGACTCTCTCTGCAGAAGATCTGCTCCTTGTTTTAATGTTCCATTTAAATCAGACTGCATCATCTCTATTTTATAGAGAATATTACCCCTTCTTTCCTCTTGCTTTTCTAAATTAGCAACAGCTGTTTTTAGTTGGTCTGTAAATTTAGCTGACTTATCAGCATTTAATCCAAATAAATCAAATCCATCATTTAATTCTTTAATCTCTTTTTCAATCAAACTGATCGTGTACTTAAGTTTTGCAGCTTCTTCATCGGCGACTTCTAAGTGTTTTTTAGCCTCAACTATAGCCGCTTCTTTTGCTGCTCTAGAGAATTTTTTATACTCCTCAGTAAGACCTCTTATGTCGTCAGCAAACTTATTTGATTCTTCTCTAGCTTCTTTTGATTGTTGATAAAAGTAATAGATTGCGGCACCAGCTAACATGGCCACACCAGCAGGGCCACCTAACATCCCCATAGCGCCACGCAACAAACCCATAGATAATGATGCAGCTCTCGCTGCGGCTGCTGAGTTTGCCATTGCTGCTGTTTGCGCTTGTGTTGCTTGGGTTAATGTTATTGCAGCTTTTGAGGCTAATGATTTTTTAGCGATTAAGTTATCAAGAGCGGTTGCTTCCGCCAAGGTTCCTTTTGCAACGTTGTACTCTGCTTGAGCAAGGGAAACAGCAGATCTAGCGGAGGCTAAATCAGCCTGAGCCTTTCTGACTGACATATTTGCAGCATACTCACTTGCTCTTGCTGATTGCAGTGTAGCGACTGACTCTTGACGAGAGGTGGCTGCCATCATCACTTTTGACTTGGTAGCCATAGCTAATGCGCTAACATATCTTGAACCAACCACTGTGGCAATTACCGTCAAGACAGAGCTAAGCTCATCTAAATTCTTACTAACCGTAATAACCGCATCACTAAACGCACTAATGGTTGATTTTATTGTTGTATTTTCACCGAGAAACTTGGTTAGGTTGTTCCCAGCCTCTTGGAAAGCCTGTGACATTGTTCGAGTGGTTTTGGCAAACTCTTTACCGATCGCATCACCTTGAGAGAGCAAACCTTTCACAACAACATCAGTAGTTAGCTTGCCTTCTGCCGCCATCTTACGGAGTTGACCAATACCAACACCCATCGAGTCAGCAAGTGCAACCATCAAACGGCTACCCTGTTCCGCCACTGAGTTAAATTCTTCACCACGGAGAACGCCAGACGCGATACCCTGCGATAGCTGAATAATGGCATTTTCTGCTTCCTGTGCAGTAGCACCAGAGACGATAAAGCCTTGGTTGATGATGGATGTTAATTTTGCCAAGTCCGCTGCTGATGTGTTGTATTCTCTCGTGCCTCGCTCTAATCGTGCATAGAGCGTTGCTGTGGCATCGAGGCTAGATCGCGTTGCTTGAGAGATATCAAATACTCGCTGAGTAACATCAACAAGTGACTCACTCGCACGAACTGAGTTAGATAGCTTGTTGTTTAATTCAGTCCATGCTTCGGAATAACTAGCAACCATTGAAGCAGATAAATAACCAGTCAGAGCCACCGCAACTTTAGATAGAGACTGCATTGAACGCTCTGTGTTATTTACTGACTGAGACGTTCGGTTAAATCTACTATCCATGCGATTAAGGCGTTGCTCTAACTGCTGTTGAGATGTAAGTAGTTGCTGAACATCCATCTGTACTTGATAAACAATTTCGCCTACTTGTGCCATTTATCGGCTCCTTAAAATGAAAAACCCCGCCAGTTGGCAGGGTTGTGTAATCTTTAAAGTATTTTACTGTGATGCTTTTATTGCGTTAGTAGTAGCTTCAATTGTTTTTTGTGACATCTCTAATGCATCATCAGAAAGCGTTTGCTGTCCCCACTTGGTCACTTTACCCTCTTGAAATGTCACAACTAACCTATCCTGAGATAACTGCTCGTTATCTACCGGAGTAAATCCATAATAAACTTTACCCCAATATACCCATCTTTCTCTTTCTGTATTAACTTCAGTTCTTCTAGGGTCACCAAGAACTGTTCTTACTTGATCTTTATCCATTCCTAATGAAAGCATGGATGATTTTTGGTTGTAGTTAATTTGCTTTTCTTGTGCGCAACCAGAAATAATTAGGGCAGATAAAACCAAAAAACAAGATAATAATAACCTTTTCACAACACCATCCTCGTTAGTTAATTTGTTGTTATGTTATATAGATGGTAATGCAAAAGAAAGCAAACTAACTCATTTACGTTTCCTGCTAACTAGTCGACGCTTACCACTGATCAGTTCATCATTGCGTTTATCATCTTGTTTCATGATGTTGTCATATTCTTCTTTAGTGAAGCCTTTCTCATCAGGGTATTTAGCTTTGAGCATCATCTGAAATTCAGTCATAGTTAACTGTTCGGCTTCATCACGATTCATACCAAAATGAGCACGAGCTGAGCTAATGTAGTCAATTGCCATAAACTCATCTGAGAATTCGTTTTTGCCCTCATTGCGTTGCAGTTTGCGGATCTTCGCTTTACCGATAATCCCGTGAGTGAATAATTCTCGAGCAATGACGATAATGTCAGCGATTGGCATCTTACCATTTTTATAGACAATACCTCGCTTACCCGATCTCCATTCACCAATAATTTCTGAACAATCATCATCACAACACGCCTGCATCACTATCATTGCAGTTTGTAGGATATTGCGTCCGTATGTTGGTTTGCTAATGGCTTTTATTAACCACTCAGGAATAACCCTGTAGCTCATTACGGCACGAGTAATTAACTCTTGCACCTCAGCACCATTTAATTGACCGTAGGCTTTCACAATCTGTTTAGGCTCACCAATTTTTGTGATATTGATGAACGATGGTCTAAATAAGTAATCCTTTTTATCAGTAGAGATAACCATCTCACCGATTTCTAAAATAGGCGTCATAATCCCTCCTGAATATTATCAAGGGCACTCGAAAGCACCCTTTGTAATATTAAGCAGCAGTAACATTGACCACGCATTTTGCTGTTTTACTGCCATCCTCAGATGTGACAGTGATATTTGCAGTACCTTCAGCAACACCACGCACAGTGACTACATTCACAAGCTGAGTAACTGTTGCAAAGTTCGGCTTATCGCTCACAGCAGTGTAGTTTTTGTTCGTCGCATCGGTTGGGGTAAATTTGACAGTAAATGTCTTAGTTTCACCCACTTTTACAGACAGAGTAGCTGGTTCTACTGCGACACTTTCAACCACGATTTCTTCTTGTAGCCATTCAACCGTTTCTGCATCAGCAACTTTCAATTCACCTGAATAGGTAGAGATTTCTTTTGTTGGAAATTCCATTGACCATGATGTGAAAGCCATATAACCCTGAACAACATCAGAGCCATCGCCTTTCATATCAAGTTGAACCCAATATGACGGTTGGCGACTTGCTTTGATTTCATCAAGGATTTCTTTGGCAATATCAAACGCGGAAGTAGAACCGGTTACACCAGCTTTCTTTAATTCACCATCGAAACTAATGGTAAAGTCAGCGCCAGTAACAATTGACTCAGTTAAGCCTTTGGTGTCATCAGCATTAGATGTCACTGTCTCCATACCGAAATCGAATGACTTGCTTGTTAGTGCACCTAAGCGCAAGAATTGATCTTGTGCTGGTACTTGGTCAGGACAGCCTTTTGCAATGCGCAGAATACCTGCGTTACCCATCACTAGGCCTTTATCATCAGGGCATTGTGCCATGTTATAACCTCTTTATTTGCAAATAAAAAAGGCCGCATAAGCGACCTGTTGAGATGTGTTTAATTTAAGATGTACAGCGGAAAGAAAGCTTAAGGATAAACCGGCCTTCTTCTGTTGGTATGGGCCTTGGTAGTCCACCTAAGTTGTAGATTGAATTGAGTTCGCAATCATCAGGGAATTCAGCAACAAAGTTTAGAATTTCATTAGCTCTTATCAGTGCAGGTTCAGGATCATACTGCGCAGATACTAGAACAAGCGTCACGAAATCATCAGCACCCAAATCAGCAAATCGCCCGCTACCATCATCAGGCTGAATAACAGCATATTGCTGAGTCTTTTCGTCTGGTTGCTCATTCCACGTCAGATATTGAACGATGAAACCATCGAGCAGATTACCTCTGTTTAAGTAGCGCTCAAACTTCTCATGTATCATATTTGAAGCTCCCGTCTCACCGCTTCATCAATAGCCTTGCGTTCATCCTCAAAACCACGAGACAAGAACTCTTTACGAGCACTTGAACGCCTAAAGTTTTGCTTAATTCTTGGATCATGAACATAAACCGCGTAGTTTGCTGTATATCCGACACGACCAGTAACGCGAGTGCCATTAACAGTGACTTCCCTGAATTGGGAGTTGATAAGTGTTGATGTATCAATAGGTGTGTATATAGCCGCCTGAGTACTACCAATCAACAAAGCAGACTGAATAGCTCTCATCACTTTCTTACCTTGTATATCACCAACAAGTGCTCTAAGGTTTGCGTTAGCCTGAGAAATACCCCTTACTTTTGCGCCCATATCACACCGCCGTTATCAGAGTGTAGTCATCTGCAATATGCTCAAATAGGTCTTCATCGCGTTTGATGAATTTTATTTCATCAGCGCCGACAGATAACGGATCGCCTGAGTGCCTACCAATAGCGATAAAGTCACCTTTTTTAGCATCAGCATACTCAGTCCAGAAAACCAACTTAATGGTAATTTCAGAGCCAATATCCAATTTTCCAGATTTAAGCTCACTACCATAACCACAAAGAAAATGAACCGGTTCTGAGAATGTAACTTTGCCGTATTTATCTTTTCCGTTTGGTCGCCATAAAGTAGCCCACGAGGTGTAAGCCCAATTTGCAACTGAGCTCATTACGACCCCCTACACATACAGCCACCTTTCGCTATCCACAAACCAGCATGAGCAGTTTGAGTCGGATCAGCTGGTATTAAATCATTTGCACAACCGTACTTATCCAAGCCACGCAAGAGTGATGCGGCCGCCTTCCATCTATCACCAAACGATTGATATCGAAATGAGCGTGATGCGCCGTTAGGTGCTGTTTGTGAGCTGATATACTTATCACCCTGACCAAGCGCCATGAGTGACAGTAGGTACATCTGGATTAATAGTGCGGTTGCTGATGGATAGTGTTTATCAAGACACTCTTGAATACTGCCTACCTGTTCAATAAGTGCATCAAGAATAAAATCAGGTAATTCTATTCCCTGCCCTGTCAGGTACTCTTTGGCTTGCTCTTTTGTGATCATGATTACCTCACAAAGCAAAGCCCCCTTTCGAGGGCATAAAAAAACCGCTTTCGCGGCTATTCATCTTTGTCTTTTTTAGACTTGGCTTTTGGTGTGGCTGGGACCAACTCAGCGGCATCATTAGATAATGCTCTAACATTAGCCTTAAAGGCTGGATGAAGATTTTCTAACTCAACCACCTGACCTTTTTCGACACCATGCCAAGGGATAATAACCTCGTACTTTGTCATTACAGATCCTTAGCTCAGTTTGGCACCGTAAACCACACCAGACTTACCGTCACCGTCACGAGTAATTTGCAGACCTGCTGCGCTCATGATTTGGAAGTTGTAGTTTTCCTGTGGCATAAAGCGAGGCTTAGGAACAACACCTGTTGCCATACCAACTAACGGCGTCACTACATCTTTACGGCGTTGATAAGCGATAAACTCAGAGCCTTTAAGCGCATAAGTAGGGCGAATTTCTTTCACGCCAGCATACGGTAGTAATGTATCGATAATGCGACCATTTACCACGCTATTACCAGCACCAGCACCGACAGAAACAACCACAGGCTTAATTAAGTTACCCCATGCTTCGTAACTCACCCACATTACATCGTAAGCATCCACTTTGTTGTTGAATGCAGTCTGACCGAACGCACCACCAAAACCAAAGAACGCTAACAATGCAGGCAAATCAGCTGTGGTTAAATCGATATTAGCACCAGAAGCTCCTAAGTCGATTTTCGCTGTGTTGCGGTGATTTTTCAGGCCTTGGCCTTTGTATCCCTCAACAATAATAGATGCATCGCCATTTAAGAAGTAGTTAACTACTTTCTTATTGAATTGACGCATTTTTGCAGTTTGAGAATCAAGAACAAGGTCAATACCAACTGTGTTTAACCCCGCCGCATGTCGCCAGTTAACACCAAAGCCAGCGGTAAACACTGGGATTGGGTCACCATCAGAACCATAATCGGTGTGATCATGAGAGTATGGTGCTTGACCATCGATGCTGATTGATACGTCATCAGCAATATCGCCAACCACGTTATACAGTTTCGCTGTTTTGCCAATTGGTAACACTGTTTGCAGGCCCATTAAATCATTGACGATTTCCATGCCTGTTTCTTGGTCGCGCAACTGAATAATATTGTTATCTACTTCTTTCCAAAAGTCCTTAGAGAAACCGCCTGACTGGTTTGCCGCTAAAGTCTCACCATCCATAACATTCCGATACTGGTTTATCATCAGGTTATGTTGCGTGTTATAGATATTACGTGTAGCCCATAGGCTATCCCACTGACGTTGCAGTCGGCTATTTGTTGCTAAAGTTTCAGCAGTATAAAACATGTTTTTTCCTTTTTATTGATCAGTAGTTGCAGTAGCCACAGTGCCAACACGAAAGCGAACACGAATGAAATCATCAGCTTTTAGCGTCACTTCATCTTGAGAGTAGCCAATTACTGATTCCGTATCAGCGGATGCAAGAGCGCCTTTACCATCAGCACCAAGTTTGATCGGTGAGTCTTTTTTGTAATCGCCAGCAGGAACCAATACAGCCAGCTCTCGACCTTCTTCTACATACTCACCAACTAGAGAATCACCAACCGGAACGCCATCACGAATAGATAGCCCTTGGTGATATGCTGGATTGGCTACATAAATGCGACCAGATAATACGGTGGCTTGAGCGAACTCATTGTCTGCGTTAATAACAACAAAAGTGCCCGGCAACGTAACTGCTTTTGCTGCGCGAGTTTCTGTGATTGATTTACCGTCAAGGTTTACACGGCGATAGCGACTAGTAGCCATTATTTAGCACCTCCAAAGTATGCTGCTGGATCTGGTGCGCCAGCTTGCTCTTGCTGTGCGCCTGAGTTGCCGGCCAAACTTGCTGCGTCACCAATTTGTTTATGCATGTCGATCAGCGCCTGACCTTGCAATGAGTTTGCAACTACTTCACCGTATTTTTCGGCAACTGCTTTACGCATTTCGGTTTCTTCTGCGCGTTGATTTGCGGTTAAAGTTTCTTTTAACTGATCTTGATTGGCTTGTAAGGTATCAATTTTTGACGTGATACCTTCCAATGCTTTTGTTACATTCGCAGCAATTTGATTGCCGATTTCTGAATAAAGCTCTGTTTTTTCTTCTTGAGTTAAAGGCATGTCGCCCTCCGTGCTGTTATTGATTGCAGGGCTTGCCTGCGGTTTACTGAAAGCTGATTTAAGTTTGTTTGTTACAACCTTCACCCATGACTCTTGACGCTCAACTTCTTCGCCTTGCGCATCAAAGGTGATGTTGCCATTTTCATTTGTGTAGGAATGTAGTTTTGCATTACCTCCATCGATAACGATTACTGCATGAGTGTCTGTGAAGTCCGATACCCACACATAACCATCACCAGCAACGAACTGTTTCTTTGCGGCCATTTCAAGTCGATGAGATTTTTCACGATAAGTTTCACCAACCAGAGCGCCGCTGTTAGTTTTAACCTCTGTGGCTTGATCAGCATTAACCATCATGCCAACGCCTTGAGCTGGTGTTGCTGCGCCTGACTCATAAAGCAGAATTGCGTCATGATCCATGCTGTGTATCTTTGCAATCCACTCATAACCATGCGCTTTCTGTTCTTCGTTTGCTTCGATCTGCTCAAGAAAAACAGCAACGCTCGTATGAATTGGCTCTGAACTTTCACCACTTTCAATCGCTTCGACGCGCTGAAGAACTTCTTTGCCGCCTTCTGACTCTTTAGCCTTATCTACATCTATCCACTTTTCTAAATAGATGCGATTACCGACCTTGGAAACATTTCTGTTTGCTGCGCCGATATACCCAACATTAAGACCCTCGAAAGAAAGCGCTGATACAAACTGACCATCAAGCGTAGGGTGGCCTAATGGCGCAGGAGTGCCTTCTAACTCTCGGTAATGGGCGTCAATCTCACTTGCTGGATATAATCCACCATTCATAATGACGTTTGCTGGAAGCGTATAACTTGGGATAATAATGTGTTCACGACCGTTGTATGTTTCACGCCGAATAGAGGCGCTATTAACTTTTGTCGTGACGTTTACTTGAATTGGCATCAGTTACTCCTCCGCCCATTGATAACCACGTTCTTTCATGGCTTCTTTTTCCTCTAACAGTTTATTGATGAGAGTCTTGTTGTAAGGCTTGCCTTCTTTATCAACAAGAACGGTTACAGTTGAGCATTTACAGTTAATTGAATTAGCATCACGAGCCCACCAATCACGTTGTTCATCAGACGTAAACATCCTCCCGTGCCTAGCGGCATGATTAGCTCTTGTTGTTGGGCTTAACGCGGAGATATGAATTTCACGAGTTTCAAGGTTAAGCATTTCCTTGGCTTCGTCAGCTTCATCTAATCGCGCCCTACGTAATGCGCTTGTTATCTCTGTTCTTGCTATTCGATTAGCTCGACGAGTTTCAATGCCAGCCTGATTGGTTAGGTTTCTAGCCACTTCACGAGGATTTAAACCTCTCGCAATACCATCTGTAAGAATGCGAGCCATGTCAGCTTTAACCTGACCAGACAGCCCTTTCATCTCTTCGAACACACGAGCACGAACTAGAGCCATTCTTAACTGATATGGTTCACTCATCAGTATCGTTGCTATGCTCTGTTGAGTAGCTGCGTAGGAAGTTGATTGTTGCGCTAGATTTGCGTACTGCTGCGCTGTTCCTCTCTCGTATGCTGTACTGACGTATTCGAGGAAAAGAAAGTTACCGAACTCGCCACCATTCAAAAGCACCTCATCAACCATTAGCTCGCCATCTCTCAATAGTATTGATAGATAGTTAGGGTCTAAATCGAATTGGTATTTTCTATTGACGACTGGCTCAGAGGGGATTCTATTAAGAAGTTGAATATAGCCTTTTGATATTCTTCTAATGCGTTTCGCAAACTCTCTCATTGCGCCACGTTCTAGTTTATCGACTGATGTTGGATCAGCTTTCGTTCCGGGTCTTATCGCCGTCCTTATCTTCTGTATCTTCATCAGTTTCACCTAATGGCTCTTCACTATCATTTTCATAGCCAGCTGCCGTCCTAATTTCTTCGACGCTAAACACTGGCTCACCAGTAGAGAGAGCTGCTTGATTAATTCTGCTCATCTTCTCAGCGCTATCAAGCTTATCCATCGATGACTGTTCGTTTAAATCATCCCAAACAACCGTTTTTTCACCGATAGGCTCTAGCACCTTGATGTTAATTAGGTGGTCGATGAAGTCCTCTATCTCAAATGACAGTTCGCTTTCTCTGCGTGATTGACATCGAGCGTTGAAATATTTCTGGTCTTCCGTGCTAGCTCTTTCGCCCGTTTGCATGCCAACAAGTATTTTTGATGGAATATCCATTGCGGCTGATGCGGTTTGTAGGTTAACCATATAGGTTGGTGTCGGATCTGATACGGCGGTAACCATAGGACTAACATTTGCGCCCTTCGTAACAAGAACTGAGTCATTACCTGCGTTGATTTCTCTTGCTACTTCATTATAAATTTCCTGCAACCCAGCAATGTCAACGCCATACATTCTTGCCATTTCATCAAGGCTGGCTTCCTTTTCGTAGTTGATATTTAGCTGTCTTGCTGCGTTTTTAAGGAATGATTCACCAGAACCCCCCTCAACCTTTTCAAGACTTACAAAGGCGTTATAGGCAGGCTCAAGAAAGCCGATAGCGTCAACTGAATAATCACCTAGAATGAAAATCCTATCCGGATGAATATTGATATTTCTAGTCCCACCATTTGGTAGCGTCTCCGTGTACTGCCACATGCTAGGTTGACCGTAATTAGGAGAATTAATATCCGTCACCCAATCAGTAGGCTTAATTGCATTCGCCCATGCTGGCGTTGCTTTTTTAAGTAGCTTTGATTTCGTGACGGGCTCATGCCACTTTCCACTATCATTGATATGAAGGATCAAACCTGCATAGCGACCGACAAGACGCTTCTGATCTGCTTCTTTGAACGCTTTCCAAATACGCTTATTCACGTACTTTTTAAATGAAGCTTCCCAAGCGGTTTCTTTCTTGTATTTATCTGCTTTGTCACCCTCAATCACTTGAGGTGATGTTTTCCAGCAATTACCTACGAGTTTTGTTACCCCACCAAAGGCAATCCCACCACGGCGAAATAGTTTATATAAATCCTCAAAGGTTAAATCTTGTTTGAATCCGTATTCACACCAAGCAGATGATCGCTTCGCATCAAGCCCCATGGTTGGATTAACCAAAGCCATACGGGCACGAGCTATCGCGTCACTCACCATGTGATTGACGGCTAGTTTCATGTTTTCTTGCATTATCGCCTCAGTAATCGTTTTGGAACCAATAGGCCTGCATTTGATTTTTGTGTGATATACCCATCAAGACCATATCTAACCGCATCCCAGCAGTGGTTGTTCTTATCCTCAATAATGGGAAGAACCTCACCTGTGATCCGGTCTGTTTTGTATGAGTAGAGACGAGCTTCTTTTGCTGTTTCTTTACAGCGAGGATGGATGATTATTTGCTTGAATCCACGTAGATGTGTAATGCCATCTTCTACGCTACCCTGCCATTTTTTAGCAGCAGAAATATTGAAACCTTGGCGTTTTAAATAGCTGATTGTTTCAGGTCGTGCTGAGTCTGCTTTAATTGGCCATTTTCGAGATTCAGGTATCTTGTCGTAAAACGCTGGCATGTGGTCAAGCTCAACACCTATTCCGTATTCCTCATACTCGATGTACAAGCAGTCGTTTAAAATGAACTGACGTAGTAATGTATTTGGGTCTTTAGCAAAACCGAAGTCAGCACCGAATAGTAATCTGTCTGCTTTCTGCCATAAGTCATCAGGGAATGGTTGAACCACATATTTATTGGCTAATACTTGCTTATCGGAGTTTTCAAGATAAGCGCCTTCCCAAATCCATGCGTAGGTTTGATCATCAAGGTTCTTTCTGTCCCTGCGCCTGACCTTTTCCAGTACATCAGGAAACCAAGGATTATCTGTGTAGTTCATTTCGACAACTACCATGTCATCGTCTGGCTGTTTCCTGAATCGCTTATCTGTGGCGCTACCATCCTTCTCAGGGTTCCACGTCACCCATATTTCCGACCCACTTTCACGCACGGTAGGATCAAGCTTTTGCCAAGCCGTTTCACTTACAGTCTCAGCCTCGTCAACCCAACAAAGTAAAATACGGGCTTTTGATTTAATGCTGTCAAGGTTGTGACGCAAACCACAGAACACGTAGCTGACATTACGATCAATGGTGCGGATATATTTTTCACCAATATCGAAGTTAGCAGCCAACCATGGTACAGATCTAATCGCCTGTTTAACTTCCTCCATTGACGACTCTTCCAGTGAGTTCATAAACTCACGGGCGCACAGTATTACTCCAGACTCTCCGTTGTTAGCGGCCTGATATGCCTTAACCGCTGTCATCAGTGCGAATGTCCTAGTCTTTGCACTGCCTCGTCCGCCATGTGAACACCGGTATCGCTTATCTACTGCGGTAAATAACGGAGCCAGTTTTGCGGGGATCTGAAGCTGCACAGTGTCATTCATTGTTAGGCTCCACCGGTACAAGCTGGATTGTTGTTGGCTTAGGTGACATTGAGCCGTCAGATGATTTCAAATCAATATCCTGAGTTACCTTGTCACCATACTTTTTAGGGCTCATTCTTGCTAAAGCCCACTTTCTGGTATCTATCCTTAACCTTGCCTTAGCAACTGCCGCTGGTTCTTCTGTTACATCATCAGCAATATCAAACAACTCTTCAAAAACGGCATCAGCTCTTGATTCCATTGCTTTCGCGTACTGTTCACGAAAGTCAGGATATTCTCGTAACCAACGCATGACTTTAGTTGTGTTTGGCATTCCTGGTCGCTTGCATACAGAACGCAAACTTTCACCATCGGCAATTAGAGCGCATATATCGTCCGCCACCTCTGGTAAGTAATCAGAAGGGCGACCCATTTTCTTTTCAGTCGCCATTAATCAGCCTCTTTTAGAATAATTAACTGGTTTCGTTTATATACCTCCGGCAATCAATGACACCGTTAAGGATATAAACCTATATAAAACTCTATCAATGCCACTCAAAGAATGACATTTGTAGAATTTTCTAAAATGAATAATCATTTACTGTTCAACTACTGGCACATATTTAATATCACTAATCTCATCAGGTGATATGTATACCCATGAGCCATCTAGTGATGCGATGCCAATTAACCCGTTAGTCACCCGAGGCTCTTTAGTAGTCATCACGCCTTCGTAGGTTGTACCGTCTTTCTTAGTTGCTATTACGTGATATTTATTCACTACTCAACTCCACTTCTTGCCCTTGATGTACAACTTCAACCTTAAAGCATAAGTCCGTAAGCCATCGCCAATTAGTTAACGCAGCGATGATTAGCATCGGCTTCATGTAACGGCGTAATGTAACTTTGCAATCAAATGTTCTTGTTTTCATATTCCACCCAATAAAGTATTTATAAGAATATTTCATTATTGATGGTTAAAAGAAAACCTATCGATAATGCTGACTCTTGCGTTTTGAATTATGCTTCCAACTCTTAGCTAGCTTTGGTGCGCTTGTTGGTAAGTCATACCTAGAATCGACTAAGCAAAATCCTCTAGCTGATCTCAACTTAACAACGCTAACCCCATACTCGATATAATGAATCCCATAAAAGCTTTTCTCTTGCTTTGTACTGAATTTCTTATGGCAATGATTCCTCAAGTTTGGGTATACGCACCATCGGCCTCTTTTGATTGGATTTCTATATTGCTCTTTTAGTTTCTTCATATTCCACCCAATAAAAAGGCCACTAGGGCCTATTCTTTCTTGCCAAATATCGACTTAAGAACCCATAGGATTACCGATAATCCAACTACGGTTCCCCAGTTGATGTTTATTGCCAAATCGAATCCTGCTGAATCAACAAACCAGTTCCAAATATGTAGCAAGCACCATGACAAGAAGAAGCTTATTGATAGAGCTACAACCATAAATATGGCTAATATTGAAAAAGATTGACCTGTTGTTAGTCCAGTTTTTTTTATTTTCATAGTGATATCCTCATGCCGCCAATCTATGCATCTCATCGAGTAATGGTTGCTTATGGTTTTTATTAAACAACTTAGTTAATTCATCCTTTCGTTGTTCAAAGCTCCACCCCATTGAGATAAACACTGTGTTGGCTCTTTGCAATTCAGTTACGCAATGTATTTGCTCTGGAGTTAGGTAATCACGAATAGGCTCTTTCTTTCCTATTTCGTTATGAACACGAAACTTAGCAGATGTCATACCAAGCACAATACGATTAATTAAGTCTGCCTCGTTACTGAAGTGATGAGGTGAAATAGTTTTACCTTGCTCTTCTCTCGACTTTTTAACTGCATCAGTCATTGGCTTATATTCCAATCTTGATGTGTTTCTATCTAATTTCTTAGCAGCCAAGGCAGACCGCATTTTAAAGAATTCAGAAACAAGCCTTTTCTTGAATGCCCTAACAACATCATTATTACGCATATATGTAATTAACAACGTTGCCTGCTGCTCATTAAGTAACGCCACCTGTTGTTTCTGTCGTCCACCATCGGTATCAAAGGATCGCATTTCAAATGCTACCCTTCCAAATTCATTAAGGTCATCGACATAGTGACGAACAAGCTGAATGACTGTTTTGTGTTTCTTTTTAACTCCATCAGCAATTGCAGAAGAGCTAGTTAACAAATCAAACTTTTTAATTTCCACTAAAGACATGGTGTAAATCCTTATAGAAAAGCGAACCTGTTCACCAGAAATAACCGCCCCACAGAAAACACCATTAACGGCTTTTCTCAGGTTCGACTTTCTGTAAGGTTCTGTGAGTGTTTTTTAATTGCGCGGTGAATGCGCCAGTGAAATGCGTAGAGTTCGCAACCATCATCACGTATCACTACGTTACTTTGGCCACTTACGGCTTACCCGTCAGCAAGAAGGATCACCTCCTGTTACCTTGTCGGGGTTATTCTTTTGGAATGCTTTTATCCAATTCTTCACGGAATTTAACTGGATTATCTGAACCTTCTACTGCCATGATATTTCTCCATTAAAAAGCCCCGCTATTGCGAGGCTCGTTGTTGTTCAATTTCCCGTATTGCTTTCTTGTCGAGAGTTAATCTTTCCAAGTGATAGCTTTCACCGCCCACATTTGAGCGTCCATAATGCGACGCACGGCCTCGTTGTGGATCATCAGTGCTTCTTCTGATGTAGCTCTTTGCATACTGTCCTGAATTAAATCAATTGTATCTGCTGCATTTTGCTTTACGGCATCAACCATGATATTTCCGCTAGGATTGAAACTAACGCCTACTAATTTTTGACCTAAAGTCTGACTCATCGTAAACACTCCGTTCTAATGTAATCCTGCAAATACAAAGTTTGCCGTTCGTTCTCGACTATCATTTCTCTGAGACGTAGATAATCTTGTTCAACTGCTTTGTTAAGTCGTGCGGTGGCTTCATTGCTTCCGCTTTCGGTGAGATTCTTGGTGACTGCTGGACACTCGGCTTTGACATACACCCGCTTAGAGCCAGAGTTAACAGCATCACGAAGAGTGTCAATTTCATTCTTTGCACTGGCTAACTCCTGAGTGTATTTAATATCGAGTTGATTTAATCGAGTGATGCGAGCTTGGTAGTTTTTGTTTATTTCGACTTGCTGTGAAAGTTGTTCAGTGAGTGATTGGTTTGATTCTTTCAGTTCATCAATTTTTCCTGCCTGCCAACGAGTCATGATAAATAACAATGTCATCATCACAGCACAGGCAATTAGCAATTTCTTACTCATAACAACAACCAAGCATCTTCAAAGACTTTCTGACTGTATGGCTGATACCCCAGCTCAACGCCAACAATCGCCGTAGCTAATGCAATAGCAACCGGTTTAGATGAAACGTTAATAGGCGAGTTTACGCTAACGCCGATATCTTTAGCTGCTCGATTGATGTAGCCGGCAGTGTTGTTTTCATTTGGCGGAGCATATCGATCGATAATCGACTCGACAGTATTGAGTTCGTATTTATTTTGGTATGTTTGCAGTAACTTATAGATGGCCCGTATACCATATTCAGGTGATACAAATTGGCAGAAGCTCGGATCTGTTTGCTGTGCTGATAGCCCTTGCCATCTTGAACCATGCCGAATATTGCCTGGGTTGTTATTGCGTTCACCGCGTGCTGGTCTAGTCACTTCTTACCCCCTGTAAACTTATCCCAGAAGAAATCCAATGCTAAAGAGCCAGCGGAACCACATAAGCCAGCCGTAAATAATGTGTAGTAGAATGAAGCGTTAAGCTCTATTGATATAAGACCGCCCATCATCCCAGCAAAGCCAGATACGAACATTTGCATAATTGCTCCTACCCAGCTCCACCGATAACCGTTACGTTTATTGTCAATAATGTATCTAGCCAATCCGCCGTATAGGGAGATAGCGAATATGACACCCCATGCGGTGGCACTGAATTTGTCTTTCTCGTCCATTCGTGTCATACCGCCTCCTTTCTGGAGGAATTAGTTAATAGGACGCCGACTCACAGCTCTTGTGTGAACGTGAGGTGTTGTGATTGATTCTGTGGTCGGCATATACGAAAAAAGACCGCCTAAGCGATCTTCAAAATGAGTTGTTCGGAATAACCGAACATGTGAACTATCCGGAAATTCCGGAGAGTTGAACTTGTAGCGATTGCTTACAGGTTGCAGATAACAAAAAACCCCGCCGAAGCGAGGTCTTGAATTCTTTTAACGTTAACGAAATGGCAATAACCCATCGTTAGAACGATATTTACACAGAAAGGTGCAAAAGTCAATTCATTCGTTAGAAGTATTCGTTTTTAATTTGTTACCTTTTTTAGTATGTAATCTGCGTTACTTTCTCCTTTTTCACACTCAACCGCCAATGACTCATAAAATTTACTAACTGAACGCTTCCATTGATCAATCGTAATCCCTAAATGAGACACAGCCTGAAAAGCCTTTGATGCAGGTATTCGCTCGTAACCACGACCAGAACAACGCTTACAAGGCATACTGACAGCTTCACCGGTTAACCTTAGCGTTTCCTTATCTATTGCCATGCCACGCCCTTTGCAGTCATTGCACGCACAAGAAACATAACCTTTACCGTTACACTTATCACAAGCGCATGACTCGGTGTCATCAATAATGCGAACTTCTTTACCAAAGACTTTTTTAACCTTAATCGCCTTTACCTTAAAACCTGAACCATTGCACTTTACGCACTCAGTAACACTTGATGCTGATCTGCAATAATCTGCATAAGCGAATTTTGCGAGTATTTGCATTACCTTTCGCTTAACATTCATATCGAGCTTGCGTAAGGCTGGAACCTTGTCGCAATGATTCAATGCATGCCGAGTTAAAAGTTGTATCGCTTTCACTTTGTCATTCTGGCTTATCTCCATCTTTCCCGAGAACGCAGAAAAGCCGAATGACTCTTTACTTTGACAATATCCAAAGGCACCCATGACATCAGTACCGGTTAATCTATCTGGCGATGTTGAGCTAGGCGTATCTGATATTGATGTTGTTTTGGCGAAGTGATATTTAACAGCGCTTTCTAGGTTCATCTCGCCTCCGGTAATACTGTGTGATATCTATCGCAACCTACTGAATACATGATCGGTAGGTTTGCTCTTCTAGCCCACCCCGTTTCTACAACCTCCATGAAGCCATGCTTTTTCTGAACTATAGATAAGTAACGCTTAGGCTTATTCCCTGTGCGTTCTGTTAATGCTCTAAACCTGCATTCTTCAATAGCTGCGATTAAGTCAGTGAACATCTTTCAGCTCCTTTAACTTGGCTCGGTAGTGATCACGTATCCGCTCATAATCCTCGCGTTTCCACTTTGGCAACTCATGAGAACCCATCAACCGTTCGAAACGTTCCTGACCAATTTTTTCTATTAGTCGAGGTGTGTAATTTTCGATATTTCCCGATAGATGGTTATTGCATGGTGCACATTGCTTATGGCAGTTATCTTCATCGAACCTAAGTTCTGGGTTAGCACCGGTTGTTCGATAGTGTCCTGCGTGATACTGACCTTCGTGAAAACGCCCACATGAGATGCAAGGCTCCTCCTTGTCTCTTTCTCTGATAAATGCGTTGAATGCGGTCTGTGCTTGTTTGGTGAAATATAAAAGGGGTTTTACTGCTAACTTGCGGGCTTTTAGTTTGTCTTTTGCTTCTCGTTCTTTTTTTTGATTCTCCTTTTTGAGTTTTGCTAATGCTTTTTCTTTGTCTTTATTTTTTCGTTGTTCAGATAATTCAAATCCATGTTCCGGGCTACACCAATTTTGGAAACTCTGCTTTGGAATAAACCATTCTCGGCATATTTTACAGCGCCGTCGCCTTAGCTTCTGCATCTCCCTCTCCTTTGATTTTATCCATCACTTCCAAATGAGCGTATTCATCAGCACACTGGCTACACACGTAAATTTCATCATCTGTTAGCTGTCTATTGCATGATTGGCAGTTCATTTGATTTTCCTTGTCGCATCAAATCCAGTTAGCTCATTCAATCGTTCCGCTGTATGAACAGACCCGAGGCGAAACATTACGCCAAGATAATCAACTGCGCCCTGTTTACCAAAGACAGATAAAAATAGGTATTTAAATGCTCTCTTAACAACACACCATCTTTTAAATGACTTCTCACCGATGATTACAAAATCAACTGAGTCATCCATTAGCTTTAGTTTTGGGTTCATTCTTCCTGTTTCCTTTTCAATTTCATATACTCGCTATCTTCTGGAGTAGTTAGTATTAAACCGAACTGTGATGCCCATGCTTCAACTCTCTGTAAGAAGTGATGCATTTCCCCTTTATCTAGTTTTGAAGTGTGCCTAAGCATCTCTCGTTGCGTTTTTTCACCCGTTAACACATCGGTGTACTCAGTTACTTCAAATCCAAGGTAAGTGGCCTTTAAACTTTCCTTCACCCACGCTTCAGTACAGAACTCACGACCAGACTTAATCAAGTAATCGCTGATTTCTTTGTACCAAACATGGCTTAATGCGTTTTGAGAGAGGCTTCGTTTTGGTTTGTAAGGCTTGATGGTGACGCTGAGTTTTGGGTGGGATTTAAGTAGTTCAATTACGTTGTTATCAAATAGCTTTTTCGTTGATTCGTGTAGACAGAAGTTTTCCAAGTTAACCTCCTTGCATTTCTGCGTATACCTCTATCCAATATTTAGCTTCTTGGATCCATTCTTTTTTCTTTTTGCGGATTTGTCTTTTAGTTGGTTTGCTTGGGAATTTATAGTGCTCCTCAATCCAGCCTACATTTATTTTTAACATCCAAAATCTGCTATTCGTATTGAAGTTAACGTAATAGACCATTACTTCTACTGGGTCACTCACTGTTAGCTCTCCTGTTGATACTGCTCAAACCAGAAAACAACCGGTTTATCGACTAACTCAATCAACCCAAATCTCTCGGCCGTTCTGAAATTAACAGATGATTTTCTAGCCCTATCAGCTTGTTTTTTGATTTCTTCTCGAAACACTTCAATGCTATAAACAGATTTAAATAGATTGCAGGGTGCACAAGCTGGAACAAGGTTGTCCTCTGTGTCTTTTTCAGGATTAAAGCACTCTCCTGTCGAAACCATTTTTCCGTTAATTCTGTCGATTTTTCTGTAAATAGGCTCTACGTGGTCCGCGTGCCAACCTTTTTCTGGTAACTCACAACCACAGTAAGCGCATCGACCACCGAATAGCATCCGTAGATTTTCACGTTGTTTTTTAGCCATCATTCACCCTCTGGCATCGGTGGTGAACACCATTCGGTCACACTATTCAGTGTTCGCATTTTCCCGTTTCGACTAAAGTGAATAAATGTTGGCGTTTTCTGCTCGTCGTAGATAAATATAGCTCTAGCATTTGCACCATTGTTTTTAGTCAAAACTACTGAGCGATCGTCAGGCAATCTCTCACTCACCTTAACCCAATTAGTTCCCTGCATTAGATGCCTCCTTTCGGTTTAGTCTTTTAACAAACGCATCAGAATCAATTCTTAAAAGGCGATTCATAACCTTTTCACAACGATATGGTTTATGCATTTTTCGATTGCGGTCCGCTGTATTTTTCCCGCCCCTCACATATCTACGCTTGCGTATCATTGCCTCATCAGCGTAGAGCCACATCAACTTTTTAAATTCTGTTCCTTTCATCACTCAACACCTCGCTTAATTGCCAGATCACGACGCATCACTTCTGCTCGCTCATGTAAATCGTCCATTATTTCCTCAAGGCGAAGAGCTAAAGCGTACATCCTGTCTATGCTTTGCTGTCTGCTCCTTTCTTGCGCCTTAATCACGTATTCGTAATATGCACCCATCTAAAAATCCTCTTGCGTGTTAAACGTTGGCACCTTGGAATCGGCGTTGCTGTGGTCTGCTACTTTGTTGACAGATGCTTGATGCCTGCGCCTGATCAGTATCAAGAAAGTGACCGTTTTTAAATAATTGATAAACCGTACCCAGTTTCCCGAATCGGTTTTTTGTCACAATTATTTCTGCGTAATCTGCTGCAGGGGAGTTCTCGTTATAAACTGCATCACGGTAAAGCATGATGATGCTATCTGCATCTTGCTCTACACTTCCTGAGTCTCTTAAATCCGCATTGGTAGGTCGTTTGTTAGGTCTCTTTTCAACATCACGAGATAGCTGGCTTAGTGAAATAACAGGCGTTCTGATGTTTTTAGCTAACCCTTTCAACGTTGCTGAAATGTGAGCAATAGCCAAATCGTTACGCTCTGCACGAGGCTTCTCGATTAACCCTAAGTAATCAACCATGATTAACGATAATTCAGGATGGCGTTTCTTGTGTCGTGTTGAAATTGCGGTGATTTGTTCAACGGTTAACTTACTGGCATCGACGACCCAGACATTCAAGCCAAGTAAATTACCTGCACCCATAGATACCCTTCCCCAATCTTCGTCACTCATACGAGATGGGTTTCTCAATGCGCTGACAGATAGGTTTGCTGAACCTGCAATCTGACGCTCTACGATTTGCTGAGAGTCCATTTCCATCGAGAAAATTAAAACGCCTTTCTTGGTGTCAGATCCGATAACATTTTGAGAGGCAACGCCTTCTGTAATTTTCAGCGCAATTTCTGTTTTACCCATTCCTGGTCTAGCGGCGATAATGACCAAATCAACAGGGTTGATACCTCCCATAATTTCATCTAATTCGCGGATCCCAGTTTTTAACGTGTCCGACTCCTCACCTTTGTTAACACGCTCTTGTAAAACTTCCGTGTAATCTTCGATTAGCGATGAAACATGAACGGGAACAATATCACCTTTCGATGAATGAATATCAGATGCCTGAGCAAGAAAACTTTCCATTGCCTCACTGGCTTGCTCAATGGTTCCGTTTTCAATCACACCACGCACAGAATCCATTAACTGGATCATAGCTCTACGGTTATGATTATCGGTCACCATCTTGGCATAGCCTTTCAGGTTGGCTGCGCTCGGACAATCCTTGGCTGTTTGGATAATACTAGCTAGATGCTCACTGCCCATTCCTTCAGCAACCATCATCATATCGATGACACCGCGAGACTTAGCTTGTTTTTGAATAACTTGATAGGCTTCTCGATAGAACCTAACTGAAAATGATTCTGGCTCTAAAGTGGCTAAAACATCCGATGCATCAGGTGTTAACCCTGAAATTAACAAACCGCCAATAACACTCGCTTCAAATTCCGTATTGATCACTTAAAACCCCCTGTCAGCAAATTTACCTTCTCGAACACCTGTCAACGTTGTTTCTCTTAGCAGATAATCAATATCAGCCGTCCAGCCTGTATCGTTTTCACCAAAATAAAATGGCTTAGCCATCCGCACAAAGGCTCTAACGTAGGCTCGCCAACCATCAACATTTGACGTTGCAAGGTTTTTGATTATCTTCCTGATCCGTGTTTTACGTTTCTCGTTAGCTTCCACAGCATGAGGCAGTCTGTCACCAACTTCCTCGTTGTAGGCATTGAGATATTCATCGTAGTTAATTGGAGTTGATTTTCTCTTGGTAGGTTTTGCCGATTCTCCCCCTTTCACCTCGTGAGGGGTAAGGGGTGTATTACTTTCTTTCTTTTCTTTTGTAATAGTTTCTTTTGTGTGTCCCTGTTTTGGTGACAGTGCTGTCACGCTTTTGGTGACACTTTTTGTCACTGTTTTGGTGACAATGACACCGTTTTGGTGACAGTCAGGAATATCCCACTCAGTTAGGTTTTTATTAGGCCCTATCGCCATACCAACTTTCACTATAACTTTCATAGCGATAAGCTCATTTTTTGCCTTGTTAACTTTCTGCCTTGGTAGTCTAGTTAACTCTGCCAACTGACTGTCTGATATGCGGTCTGTTTTTTTATTAAACCCATAAGTTTTTCTGCAAATAGCATGAGCAACTTTTGCCTGATTCCTTGTTAGGTTTGCGCCAATTAATTCTTCGTAAAGTTCATTGGCTAGTTTTGTGTAACCATCCTCGACTCTAGCCACTCTTTCCTCCAAGTTGATAACCTGAGGTCTCAACTGAACGACATTGTTCTCTGCCAAGCTAGCCATTAAGCACCTTCCTTTTGAAAACACTCAAAATTTCATTGATTTGATCTACTGAAAAATCTTCCTTCAACAAATCATCAAGGAACTTATTTGGTATGAATGTAAATCCATCTTCTTCTGGTAATTCAGGCAATAGTTTCTTGGCTCTTAATTTGTACGATGCAACATTACTCATGCGATCCTCCTAGTAATTTCTCACGATGCTCATTCCTCAATTTTGCATCTTCTAATGCTTCCTTTAGACGTTTACTTCCTAACGGTGTCACTTCTCGTAACGTCTTATCTCGCATGATGTTTTTATGCACTTCGTGACGATTAAACCAATGATTAACTTTCTTCTTCATGGTATAATTTCCTTGTTCATAAGCTGTATCAGCAAAAGGAAAGCTAAAAATCAGCTTCCCTTTAATACTGGTTATTGATACAGTGTATTTGTTAGTCTAAATGGTTAAGTCCATTTGTTGAGAAGCCTCAGTTACCGCTGGGGCTTTTCTTTTAACCTTTCCCTTCCCTTCAAGAGCCTGAATAACCCTTTCTGCATAATCACCTTCAAGGACAACTTTCGTTGGCTTATCACTGATATTTACAGAGTCAGGGGGTAATCCGAACTTACTCACCAACTGGCAAGCTAAATCGAATATTCGGGCTTTATCTCGACTGGATTTTGATGGGTGTATTCCAAGCGCCTTAGCGAGTCCGTTATTACCGACTGAATACATTTGTTGAATGTAAAACGTCATCAATTCGTTTGATGAGCACTCTACTTTGATATTTTTTGCACATTCCATTTGTTAAA